CCATCAGCACGTCACCGCCCGGCTCCGGCGGTAGATCCAAGATCTCGCGCGCCTCGTTATGGGTCATGATGCCCTTGTCGACCGCTGTGCTGAGCGTCGCGATCTGCGTCTGACTGTCCATGCGGAATAGACCGGTGAGATCAAATTCGGCATGATAGCCGGCGCCGTCGAGCGCCAGACCTTCGGTCAGAATAAGCTCGATGTGCTCGATCAGGCTCTGCAGACATTGCTTGTAATATTGCAGATCCAATAATTCGGCGTTGTTGTAGTTCGGCGGATCCTTGACGCCGACCATGAAGGCCGGGATGCCGAACGCGGCGCAAATGCTTTCGTCGCTGTGCTTTAACTGCTCGATCAGCTGGCTATCAACCGCATTCTGCTGCATCGCCTCGAATTTGAGACCAGAGCCGAGCACCGCGACGCGGCCGGAATTGGATTGCGAATATTCCTCGGTCCAATGGTTCTTGAGCCGATCCGCGGTCGCTTGCGGAATATCGCCCGGTGCCGTCAAGACGCCGGACGGCCGCGCCGCATTGGTGAAAAATCGCGCCGAGAATTCCTGCATCGACAATCCTGCCGACGCGGCTTGCGAAGTCGAATAGAGTGGCGACATGCCGAACAGCGGATGAAACAAACAATTGATGCGGTCGTGCATGATCTCGCTGTCGGGGACCATCACCTTGTCTGCCGGCACACCGGCCAGTGCATCGGCATTCAATTCGTAGAACACCGAGCCATCCGGCGCGACCAAGACGCGCACGCGATATGGATCGAGCACATACATCGCGGCAACGACATTGCGCGCATCGCGCTCCTTGAGAATATAGGCGTTGCCGGTGCGCAGCTTCGAAATGATCCAACTCTCATAGAACTGAATGCGGGTCTGATAGCGGTTCGGCTTGTTGAGGATTGGCGAGAATGCCGCCGCGGTGGTTTCCTCGCTGATGTCGCCGACGTCGCTCATCAGCTTCAATCGCATCTTGGCAATATCGGCCGCCGGCATAGTCACGCAGCGATACAGCGTCGCATTCTGCAGCGGATTGCCGATGACCAGCGGGCGGTTCTGCTGCCAGGCACCGGCGAACGGCTCGCGGACCACCGGAAACCAGCCGCGGTCGTAGAGCGAATTCGATGCCATCGCCGGCATCTGCTTGCGCACCGTGACCTCGAACCCGAACAGATTCATTCTTCGGCCACCATGTCACGACGTTTATAGATTCGTTTCTTTTTCGGTTCCGTGTCGTCCAGATCTTCGGCCAGTTGCGCCGAAAGCAAGACATGGCGATGCACATCGACATCGCCATGCTCGTTAAAGAGCTCAAAGACGTCGCCCGCTTTAAGATTACGGTTGGCGTAGCGGAACGCCTTCGAGGCTCGCATCATCATCCAGTGACCGCTCCGGCATAGTTGCAGCCATTGAGATAATAAACACCCTTGTCACGGCCGCGCGCCCAGGTGATGTACTGCTCGGCCCGCACGAACAGCAAGTTCTGCTGGAATGCGGAGACGAGATGCCAATCGGTCGAGGTCGGATTGTCTTGCATCTCGACCGAAGCTTCGTTGGACAGATCGATCTGGATGCCGCCATCGTCGGCAAGCAGGACCGACGGCGGATGGATCGCCGTGATCTGCCCCGATGGCGAGTTGTTCGAGACCAAAACCGTAACGCCGAGAATCGAACCGCCCTGGCCGTTGACGTCGGGGAACTGGCGAACGCCAAGGGTGGTCATCATTGTGCCGATCGATGTGGCCAGCACCGGCTGCATGATCAAAACGAGACCATCGGTCGGAATATTGTACTCCTGGAAGTGGAACAAAATCTCCCGAATGTCGTGAATGACCGCCGTGATGTCCGTGCCCGATGCCGCATCGTGGTCGGCACCATTCGTTATCGAGGCCGGATTTTGGCCAACGATCGCAGCCACCGATGGATCGATGAACTGCACATCGGTAAACTTGGCGATGCCTTTGGCCAAATTGTTGCGCACCAGGGTTTCGATCGACGGTGACGAGAACCGCACCAGCTCGTCGGTGACGCCCATGATGCAGGCGGTCTTGGCGAAGCTGAGCGACACAAAGTCGAAGCTGCCGGCAGCGACCGGCTTAGACCGGCCCTCCCCGACCCACTGCGCCGTGATCACGCTGTTCTCGCGTGGCACCCGCGAGTTAAAAGGCACCCTAACCAAACCTGGGATGCGGCCCAGGAAGGTTTGCGGCACCAGAAACTCGTAGAAGTCAGCGACTAAATTTGCCGGATAGACCAAAGGACTGGCCCAGGTCGTCCCCGTTGTCGTGCCGGTCGCCACCGCAGCCTTAGTCCGTAGATGATTTTCCACTTGCGGCCATTGCCCGCAGAACTGCCGCGTCACTGCGAAAACATCGCGATGGTATTTCACCGCATGCGCTTCGCAGGCCAGCGCCTTGATCAAGGCGATGCCGGGTTCAAGCACCGGCGCCTTGACCTGGATGCTGCCGGGGTTGTTGATTTGCATGCTGCCGTCGCCGATGACCGGCTGCGCCCGCATGATCATTTCTTTCTCGATGGTTCGGCAATCGGCCAATTCGCGGTCGATCGCCTTGATGGTTGCCGAATGCTCATCGAACGCGGTCTGTTCGGCCTCGTCCTTGGTGCGATCCTCGTCGGCAACCTTAGTTTGAATGGCATCGCGCGCGGCCGCTTCGGCGCCGCGTTTTGCCTCGAGATCCTTGAGTCGTTCGGAGTTTGTCTTAGTGGCCATTGTCGTGGCTCCAAGCTTGATTGATCGGGATGCCAGGACGCTGGCGGGTTTTTCATTTTTCGGGCTCGACAGAGCCTGCAGTTCGGCGATCGGTGCCGAAATGGTCACGGCGCTCGACTGCAATTCGATCGGCGCTGCCTGTTGGCCGGACGCGGCACGCATCGACTGATCGATGGAACGGATAACGGTGATGGAGGCTTCGGCATTGGCCGGGATGGTCACGGCGGAAAGTTCGAGCCAGGACCATTCGTCGTATTGCAGGCCGCCGCCCTTGAGCAGCTTCACTTTGTCAGATGCGGCGTTGAAGCCGATCGACACCGCACGAACGAGACCCGACTTGATCGATTGCCAAGCCTCATCGAGCCGGTCTTTCAAGCGGCCAGGCTCGGTGACGTTGGCGATCTTGGCGCGGAACGGAATACCGGTCTCGCGCGCCTCGGCCCACATCACCTGCCCGATTGGCGACTTGCTGTCGTGCTGCCACAATAACGGCATCGGCAAAGCGAACTTGGCGCCGAGCGGGTTCATAATATCGCCGATGCGATCGGGCGTCGGCGTAGACGCGATGCCTTCGATCACCCGCTGATCGTTGTCGAGCGATTTGATCTCGAAGGTCGCATAAGCATAGCCGGCCAGCGACCCCATCTGCTGCATCGGGCAATCACCACGCGGGCAATCGGAAATCGCACCGGCCTTCTGCCGCATCGGGCAATCGCCCATCATCGGGCAGTCGGCCGCAGTCGGGCCGTCCTTCACGTCAGCCATCGCTGGCTCCTTTAGGCGAAAATCATGCGAAATTCAGCCGCCGGCTTGACTTGCCAAATCATCACACTGGCAGCATTGAACAGCGCCATGGCAGCATCGATCTTGGCATCACCGGCGTTTTGTTTGGTCGGACGTATCGCGGTCGCCATTGGCTCGATACGAAGATTACCCACACACCAAGCCATCAAGTCGGAATCACTATGGCGTAACGTCCCGTTGGCCAGTTTGCGTTCACAGGTCTTTATCGAATTCATCAATTGATAGCCTTGGCCGACGCCGACCAGGTTTTTTGCATCCACCGAAATACGAACCTCGCCCAACGCATCAACGAACTCGCCGATGCCAGCGGGATCGACGGCGACGCTCGCCAATAGGCCACGGATCTTAATATCCGCAATGATGGCGATGATCTCCGAAATATCGGCCAACTCATCATCAACAATGCTTAACTCCCCGCGTGCAGCGAAATCCTCAAGCGACGACGCAATTGTCTGCCGCCGTTGCAGCACACCGCGATGGCACCAGGCATGGGACCAGCACAGCCAATCCTTAGTCTCCTTGGCGCGGCCAAGGACGCAGAGTCCGAACAGATCATCCAATCCGCCGCCGTCTATGCCGACGACGACCGTCTCGGCCTGATCAAGCAATCGCTCGAGATCAAGCTCCGGATCGGTCGCCTTCTCCCAGAACTCGGCGCCGGTCCAATGATCCGCCCACAGCGATAGCCCGATCTCGACGTTGAAGTGTTGGCTGGCAAAGAGCGTTAAATCCCCCCTGCCTTTTCGATCCGCATCGATCAGCGAACTGCGCAAAAACTCGGCATCGACCGATCGGCCGAGGTTCGGATTGACCAGCGGCCAATATTTCTCGTCACGCCAATCGCATTGCGGCGGCAACTCATACAGCACCGGCAGCAACGGCTTCGGCAATGTCAGCTTGCCGTCTCGCACGTCACGCGCCCGCTGCAGCTCATACTTGAATACGCCGGCAGGCGGCGCCTTCGACTGCGTCGTGATCTGCATCAAGAAGCCGTCCGGCCGCGCCGCCAAGGCTCCTCTCATTTCGACAAATAGATCGGCCGCGTGCGCCTTCTGCGAAAACAGATGCGTCTCATCGATCAAGGTACCGACCGGCTTGCCGCCGGTGATCACGTCGGCATCGGCCGCCTTGATCTGCAAGAAGGCATCGGTCTCGCGATGTGTAATACGCCGAATATTGTCCTGCACATGGAACAAATCGCGCAGCGTCGGAT